AACCACTGGAACGAGGCGGTCTTTGATGTCCTCGCCAAGTACCATGTCGACCGTCAGGAGGTGAAGGGGTGGATCATCGACCAGTGCTGCGACGGCGCCCCCAAGTATGTTCGAGACTTTCTACATCTAGATGATGAAGTGTAAAAATTATTTGAATGTAATAAGAACCTCCCCACATTTAAGACATTCTATAGACGTCAAGTACTTTTCGTGTCCGATCCAGGCTTTGCACTGTTTGCAAAAAGTCCAAAAGAGATCCGGTTTTAGTGTATGAAAATAGTTTTCAATTTTACAACTAAAACAATTATATTTACCGGAAGTCATTACATGGCTCCTGACCCCACAATGTTTACATTGTACTTCGACCATCTTATTTAGAACGAGTGAATAAATTTCGTGTCCTGTCCGCGTCAGGGACAAGTGCTACGCACTTGGACAACTGCTTCGCACTTGGAACAAATGGTCAACACCTTCGTGACCTCAAGCAACCTCGTCGAGTGCGCCAAGTCGCTTGACTATCGCCGACTCGGCAAGCAACGCGTCGAGGCTTGGCAGATCTGGCGGGCCCTCCGTGGCATCACCAAGGGCTGGAAAAACCACCCGGCCTCCAAGGCATGGGAAGGGCACACATGCGCGCTCGCGATGTACACGAATGTCATGATCGATGAATGGATCGCACGAGGCTACAAAAACACCATGCAGAAATTGCCGCACTGTCGAACACCGCGGTTTCCTCCATGGTGGGGATGGGAGCCCCTCATCAAGTCGCACCAGGCCTCTTTGAACCGAAAAGACCCATCGTTCTATTCGTTCGAGGTTGGGCCCTACGCGTCCTACGGCTACATCTGGCCCTCAAAAGTCCCGATCGAATATCAGTGGGTCAAAGAGCCGGTGCTTAAGGAAATAGCTGACTATGTAATGTAATGGATCTTGGTGCAATAGATGACACCAACGGTGAATATTGTCGTCCAGTAAATGCTTCAAAGGATAGAACATATAGCTGTGTAGATTGTCAGCAGCGTGTTATTTTGCGAAAGGGTGAAGTTAGGAGGGCACATTTTGCTCACTATTCGAAACGCGAGTGTGCCTATTACGAGCATCCGAATGAGAGTCAGATACACAAAGATGCCAAGTTTAGAATGGCTGAAATTTTGAAACATAAATCAAAAATATCTATATCATGGAGTTGTCGTGATGATCGTTGTAGAGGTTCTGGACACGATGATACGGACGTTATACACCAAGATGGCGACGAGGTAGTTATTGAATACCGGGATCCTCGGGGAAAATACGTAGCAGATGTTGCCGTCATAAATTCAGGAAAACCTCGTCTGATTTTTGAAATTAAGAATACGCATGCAACCACTACACCACGCCCAGAACCTTGGTTTGAATTCGAAGCGCGTGAGTTGTTCGAGCCACCTGTACATGGTCTCGGTGATATGTATTTATTTACATGTGTCAGAAGAAGTTCTATGCGCGAATGTCTTGGATGCAAAGCCATGAAAGAAGAGTGGATAGATAATGTCCCGCGAATGAAACCTTACGCCGAGTCTCGAACCAGAGACTGGAAACAAGAAACTCCTTGTGTAATTTGCAAACGTTCTCAATATTCACCTATATATTTCAGAGGATATAGATCACTATGTAAGATATGTCTTGAATCGGATTATGAAGAGTTGAAAAAGATGTATGATCTCAAGGGGCGGTGCTTGTTCGTGTAAAATTCGTGTTCTGTGCCTGCCAGTGTCCCCTTGTCCCCTAGTTAGACACCCCAAAAAGACCATGGCCACCTTCTACAACATCGTCCACAAGACCGACAAGGCCTTCGCTCCGTGGCATGCGTCAACGTACGAGTATGCCTGCAAGCTCTTTATGTGCATCCACGAGAAGCGCCCGGACCTCTCGGGCCAGCTCGAGATCGTCTCGGTCCAGCCGCCCGAGCCCAAGCCTCACCCGCCAGTTCCAGACCGCCCCTGGAACTGCTCGGTTAGATATTAAAGCTTAGTATCGTTGTGTAAATAATGGAACTTTCCAGCACCTTCAAGTGTCCCTGTCGTCCCGATTTTACTTATAAAAGCGCACAGATGCTCGCACAGCACAAGAAATCCAAGATGCATCTCGCATGGGAGACGTCCCAGGATGTCAAGGATGTCCGTGTCAAGTCCAAGCAGTACGAGAACGAGGTCGAACGCCTCAAGAATCGCCTCGTTCACCGCGAGAATATCGAGGCTGAGCTCCTGGCTCGCATCAGGACTCTCGAGGAGTCCGTGGCGTACTGGAAGAAGCAGTGTGAGGGCATCTACATCAACTAAAGGCTTCGCTCCCTAATTTAGCATGTAAAATGGACCCATCCATATGGTCAGAACTTCCCTTTGACCTCCTCGAGCATATCGCGTCCTTTTGTGACATAGACTCGAGGAGGGCACTCGGTTTCAAGCCGAGACCTCTGCCTCCCTTGACCCCACCGCCGTTTCGGCCAAGGCAGGTAGTTTTCAGGTATTTCACACAAACCAGGACCCTCTTGTACTTGGAGGTCTGGGGATACAACGACTATTTGTGGGAAATCAAGACAGATATGAGGTTCGATCCCGAGTTCGAGGAATGGTCTCACGGACCCAGGTCTAGGTGGCACGCGTTCTTCAAAGGGAAAGAGACCGAGGGTCAGTGTATATCCTACGAGGATGAAGGGTTCATGATGGCCGGGCGCCCTGTATTCGTCTAAAGAATAGTCTCGCTTAGTAAGTATGGAGGGTTGGATCGCTGTGACCCGTACGACGACCCTCGGCCAACATCCCAGACGCGTCAGTCTCCGCAACAAGAATTATGTTGTCTGGAGGGACAAGAATTACGTGCCCCGCATTCAGTCCGATGTGTGCCGGCATCGCGGAGCGTCCCTATCGACCGGCCGGGTTCGCGATGGATGCATCGAGTGCCCCTACCACGGCTGGAAGTACACAGAGACGTCCGTGACCCAGCCTTGGTCAGGAATTTCCGAGAATTTCATGAATGAATTCAACACATGGGAAAAGGATGGACTTCTGTGGGTCCGTCCGGTAGGGCACGTAGGCTCCGAGCCTCCGGATGTTCCTCACGTCACTGAGCCCGGCTTCAACACTGCATGGTTCGAGACGACCATCAAGCAGTCCGCCCAGCTCATCATCGAGAATGGCATCGACCCCTGCCACGCCTCGTGGGTCCACGCGAACCCCCTTGGCTTCGGCAGCGATTCAGAGAGGCCCACGAACGTCATTCAGTTTGGAAATATGATAGCCTTTGATTACGTCCCGAACAAGGAGGGGATCTCGACCAAGCTCTTTGGTCTCGACACGACCAAGAATTTACACAAGTTTATTTTGCCCTACACGACATGGTCCGACGTGATCATCCATGGGGGAAAGATCCTCACGACGTACGTGACCCTGTGTCCGATCTCAGACTCAGAGACGAAGATGTTTGTCGGGTTTTCCCAGAACTTTGGGGTTCCCTCTGAGCTCTTCATCATTATGGGAAAGGCGATCGTCGAGCAGGACCGGGTCATCCTTGAGAACCTGGACCCTTCTTATAGGTACAAGGGCATCCCAGGAGCCCACGACGACCTGGTCGAGTTGTACCGCAAGTCTCTTCACGAATTGTTGTTTCGCTAAGACTTTCGGCAGTTCCTATAAGGCGCACAACTCGCCCGCATAGTGAAGCCCGCAATCTTTTTCAGAAGACAATTGAGCTTGCTGAATTTACGAGGCAAATTGAACACCTTCTTGTTGGACCGACGGACGCACTGCTTGTTCTTGGGTCCAGACTTGCAGCAATTCTTCATTGAAATATATACACATTTTAAAGTATCCTGTGATTGACCCACGCGGAGAATCCAATCGTCACGTCCAGGGCCAGAACCTTCCAAGCGTCCCGGGACCCGTTATAGGCCATGTAGGCAAATGTCCCCCACAGGATCGAATGGACCGGGCGCAGGTCGTTCCACCAGACCTTCTCGCCCCCGGCCTCTGCTGGATTCTGCCTCAGGCCGTTCGCCCAGATGTACATGAATCCCAGAGAGATTGCCAAGGCCATGAATGACAAGGGCCTCAGTAATTCTGGGTACGCGTAGGCCAGGTAGACCAGAGCGAGCCGAGTCCCCATGCACCCTATGAGGAACATTAAAGTTCTCTTCGTTGCAGGATCCATATAAAGTTTTGTTATATTTTAATTATAAATGGACGATCTCTTTGAGGCCCTCGCGAATAACGGGTTCGCCTTTAACGATCGGACGCTCGAGTACGTCATCGCGAATACTGCTCAGGACGCGCAGTATTCGCCAGAGGCACGTGCGAACCTTGCGGTTCTTATGAAGTACGAGGAGTACAAGAAAATTAAGATTGGCGACTTGAAGAAGCGGTTCTTTATGAAGGACGCCTCGGACTGAGGCTCTTTGTTTTACGCCTTGGACTCGGGCTAAAACGCGGACGCCGAGGAGACTTTGGAAGGGAGGCTCTCCGGGCGCTCTGGGCGCGAGGGGCGCTCGTCGGCCTTTTCGGAGACTTGTAGTTTTTCATTTCCGTATGAATTTCCATGCGCCTCTTTGCGATCGCGGTCGCCCTATTCCGCGGATAGGGTCTATTGTAGTGAACCGTGGCCATGTGACGATTCATGCGAGATCCGTTGCGAACCTCGACGGGTCCATGAGTTTTACCACTCATGCCGTAAGTTTTGAATTTTTCATGCAACATAAGTCTACTAAACACGTTCTGTTCAGTCTTTCCGAGTGGTAAGTTCCTGGACCGCCCGAAGTCAATGACCCACATCCCCGTCAGTCGGCCCATCGAGTCCGCCGTGACCAGGATGTTCCCAGAGTGTAGGTTCCCGTGCGAAACTCCTTGCAGGTGCATATAATCGATAAGGCTCGTGACACGGTTCTGTATCTTGGTCCTATTTGCATCTGGAAACTTTTTCAGATAGTCATGGAGTGTCATCGCGTGCCCCCCGCCCACCTTGCCCATGATGAAAATAGTCATCGCTTTCCCGACGCTGTTTACTCCAAACATTTTCGCAAAACGTTCCCGAGTACTTTCTTTAGCGACTGTCATGGTGATGTGATTTCCGCTCTTGAATCTCGGAAACCGAAAGTTTCCCTGAAGTTTCTTGAGGGCCTTCCACTCCTGGGGCGCGTTATTCATCACGAACTTCATGAACCGGCCATTGTTCGTCTCGAACACGCGCCCGTTCGCACCGCCCCCGATGTACTTGACAGGGAGAGGCCAACTGGGCCTGACCTGCTTGATGATTCCTCGAATACCATTCAGGTCCATATATTCTTATTTACTATTTAAATTGAGGGCCATCAGGTCGTTCGAGACGTTCTGGAATCCGAAGCGTCGGTACCAGACCTTGACGCGCTCCTCCGTAGGCTCCAGGAAGATGTAGTGGAGACCTCGGGCCTTGGCGTCTTGAATGACCCGAGCCAGAAGCTGGGACCCGTAGCCGTGTCCGGGCCTCGCGCCGATCAGGAAGAGGTAGGTCGATCCGCCGAGATGCGGAAGGTTCTTGCCCATGACGGCAAACCCGGCGAGCTTCCCAGAATTGTTGTGGAGCGCATAGTTATTGCCCCGGCGCTTGTTCCGAATCATATTCCAGAACCAGGCGGCCCCAATATTGTTCTTGACCAGGTTGTACATTTTGCCGCGCTTGCCCTTGAGGACCGACTTCCGCGGACCTGTCGTGATGGTCGGACTCATTACTATTTGATTAGAAAATAACCTCCCGCGTATTGAATCCGAGGCCGTTGAAGTTGGTCGTGGCCGCGAGCGTGTAGGCGCCCATGTTTTCCCAGACGATCCAGTCCCCCTCTTGGGTGTCGTCCGGGAGGTAATATTCCTTGTAAATTACATCGCCCCCATCACAGGTCGAGCCGAATATGGTCTTTGGGACCATCTCTCCGGTTCGCCCCATGACTTCCCGGACCTCGGGCGCGGCGTGATCGAACATTATGCAGTTGAACGCGCCGTAGAGGCTTTCGCTGATTGTGATGCTCGAGCCCTTTGTGCCGATGATGGGCGTGTACAGAGTCATCACTTGTTCGACAAAGTACCGCCCGGGCTCTGCTATGATTGTCATACCTTGTGGGGCACTGATGGTCTTTGGCAACCCGTGGGTGTGGCTGAAGCCTCCACCGATATCAATAATGCGGGGGTCATATCCGTACTCTTTGGCCAGGTCGATCGCCCGGGTCGCAGTCTTGACCGCCTCCCCGAAAACGTTCGAACTGGACGCAAACGATCCGACGTGGAAGGAAACTCCAATCACGTCGAGACCGAGCATCTTGGCCGTAAAGAGCAGGATTTCCCAATCTGGTTCCTCGGCTCCGTATTTTACACCGAGATTACACCGGGCCGATGGGTCATCGGCCCTGATCCTCAAAAGCAACTCCGGGCGGGGATCCCAGTGGTTCCCACTGGTCTCGAACACCCGCGCAATTTTTTTGAGCTCGCTCACGCTGTCAAACGTGGTCCGCACTATTTTCCTATCTTTCGCGAACGCAATGTCTTGTACACGTTTGCACGGGTTTGCATAAAGAATTCGGTCTGACTCGACCCCGGCGTCCAGAACCAACTGGATTTCGGCCGGGCTTGCGCAGTCAAAGCTGGACCCGAGACGGGCCAACTCTTCAATGATCCGAGGGTGCGGATTGCATTTGACTGCGTAAAACGGCCGGACGCTGGGGAGAGTCTCGGTCCACTCATTATACGTGTGCTGGAGTACAGACAAATCGAGGGAGTAAAACGACTCGTCCGGGGGGGGAAACTCTGTGAGTTTCCCTGGACCGACCATCAAGTGGTACTTGTCTTAAACATTTAATTCTTATCTAAAATATGACCTGGCCTGAGGTCCAGGCAGGTCTTTGGGCCAAATGGCGCGAACAGAGTCCAGAGCTCGGAAGTAGAGAGCTCTGGGCCAAGTACAAGCATGAGTGGGTCGAGGCCTATCGACCCTTCGTGAAACCTATGGAAAAGGTATTTTGGTTGCGTCCTTTCTAAAAGTAGTACGGAACGCAGTCGCCGCCGGCGGTCGTGTAGGACGCGGGCATCTGTCCCGGAGGGCACAGAGAAATGAACTGGTTGTGCAGGCTCTTCTCCCCGTAGCCCGAAGACGAGCGGCACATCAAGAAGTACAAAACCACGAGGGCCAGAATGAGCAAAAGAACCTTCTTATTCATTTACTAATAGCCAGGAAAAAGAGTCAGGTCTTTCTGAACGGGGAACTCGCGGATGGAGGCGCGCTCAGCCTTGGACCCCACGCCGTTCAGGCGCGTTCCGGCGACGATCGGGACGTACATGGTACCAAAGCGCGTTGTGGAGTCTGCTGGAAGACCGGGCTCCATGGCATCCGTGCCGATCGGCAGGCAGTCAAAGGTCCACCCGCCCCAAGTAGACCCCGGCCTGGAATAGTAGCCCGGCGGACAAGAGCCCCGGACCTTTACGCCCCCGTCTCCACCGCGGCCGCTAAAGAAGACGACAAAGACGACAACCACGAGGACTAGAATGATAGGCAACGTCTTCATATTATTAATACACAAACACTATTTTCTCGACCCCCTGCACATCCCTCATACGCTTGACTAACTTCTGGGCCTTTGTAAACTCGGCCGTCCCCGGGTCTCCGAACGCTCCCTCCTTCAATTCTGTTTCAAAATTGCCAACATCCTCGGGGGTCAGGACCATCGGCTTGTGGTTCCAGTTGACCCCGGCAACGTCCTCGTCATAGGCCCTGTTAAAGTCCTTCTGGGACGGGAAGACCTTGTCCTGGTACAGGTTGTTGACCCAGCTCTGGACATCCTGGTTCGATTCGAATTCGACCAACTTCTGTCGCCACTTGGGAAGGGCAAAGTCGATCATCTTGCGCTTTGGAGCAAATTTCACGGGGATGCACGCAAACTTGAGCATTTTTGATCTGAAATTGAGGGTCCCCCGGCAGACTGGCTAGGGTGGGACACGATTTTTGACTTAAAGTCCCTGGGCGTTGCTACATCAAATGGCACTCATCTTTCTTCTGGACCGCTCTGGATCTATGGGGTCCTGCTGGGATGACACGATCGGGGGCTTCAACGCCTTTGTCGAGGATCAAAAGGCTCAGAGGCCTGAGGATACCTTGACCCTTGTTCAATTTGATCATGAAATTGCCAAGACCTATGAGGATGTGAAGCTCAAGGATGTCCGGCCCCTGACGCGTGAGACCTTTGTCCCTCGTGGTTCTACAGCTCTCCTGGATGCCATCGGAGAGACGCTCAAGGGGGTCTCGCACCCAGCACCGACCCTGATTATCCTGACGGACGGCGAGGAGAACTCTTCGAGGAACTACACCAAGGCGCACATCAAGGACCTCATGGAGCAGAAGCAGAAGGATGGCTGGAAGGTGATCTATCTTGGGGCGAACCAGGACGCATTTGCCGAGGCGGGTTCCATTGGAATCGCTGCGGCGAACGCGATGAATTTTGATGGGACGCGAACGCCCGATGCGTTTCGTTCATTGAGTGCGACTGTCAGCTCGCAGGCCTCTACGCAGCACTAGTCTCCAGGGCCGCCTGGGCTGTCGCGGTCGCGGTCTGGACTGCCTGGAGTGCCTTGAGCTTGTCAGCGACCCGTCCGTCGATTGAGGTCTGGAGCTCCTCGAGTTTGCCGACAACATTCTTGACGGCCGAGTTGAAGCTGGCCTGGGATGCACGGGCCGTCGCGATGTTCGGGAGGGCCTTGACGTTTGGCAGGGCGGCCTTGACCGCATTCAGTGTCGGGAGGTTGAGACCTGCGAGCTTTTCGGCCATCTGCGCAACTTCATCAGATGATTCTCCGGCCTCACCGTCCGCGGCCCCGCCTGTACCGCTGAACTTCTTGTAGGCAAAGTAGCCACTTCCGAAAAGCAGGCAGATTGACACGACCAAAATCATCATCGAAAAATTATAGCTCGAATCCTTGGGCTTTCCTGACGTCAGGTATGCATTGACCGTGATGGCCGACTGGGCAATGCCACAGATGGCCACGACAAAGAGGACCAAGGGAAGTGCTGCTTCCTTGATGCCCATTATTACCTGGCAAGGTTTTTTTTTTGTTTGTCTATAATACAATGGCTGCTGTGTTTACTCCTGAGTTCAAGAAACGCGCCATGAATGCGGCCAAGAGCTTTGCGGCCCAGCATCAAAATGCGGCCAAGGCCTTTGCGGCACAGAAGGCGCGCGAACTTGCGAACGCGGCCAAGAGGCGGGTCAACTCTGGCGTGTCGGCCCTTGTCAACAAGCACCTGGGAAACACCCCACAGAGCCGTGCGCTCGCGAATGCCATGAAGGCTCACGTCACCCGTGGAATAAATGCTGCTCATTCTAGAACCTTTGCTTGAATCTACCGCCAAGCTCCAGGACTTTTCATGAACTTTTTGTATGCATTCGCGCCGTGATATGTGCTCGCGACTCCTGAAATTGTCGATTTGGTATGAAGATAGTACGCGATACCAAAAGATATAATTGTAAGTACACAAAAAGCAATCCAAGTTCCCTTGAGACTCTTTTTCTTATTGGGATCTTTCGTCGTGAATGAACTGGCCAGGGTTCCCAGCCAAATAATGAAAGAGATGAAGCAGCACGTAATCATGACGTACGATCCGTATTTTGCTCCATCAGCAACCTTTGAAACGAGTGCGCCCTGTGGTGTCATGCTTATGAGTTTTCTTGCGGCATCACTATTCACTAGAGACTCCATCTTATTTGTATGTTATTTTTTTACCGAGCGCCCTTTCTGTCCGCCTTAGAGCCTTGGTAAAGTCAGGCTCGGACCAGAGGAGCCACCGAGACCAGAAGCCGGCCGTCTTGGCCCCTGAGCGCCCCCAGTTTTCCCTCGCGCGGTGCCGGGTCAGGTACCTTTCCATACGCGACTTATCCTTGTGCTTCGTGTAGTCCGAGTAGCCCTTGCGACCGAACCTGACAATCTGGCCGTCTGGAAACACGGCCATGAATTTATGGACTGAGTTTTGCGCTTTGCGCAAAACGACGGGACCGGAGGTCCCCTTATCTGACCGGCGCAGCTGGACCGGGGCCATTTACAATTACTTGAGAGAAATTCGCACAGAAATGTAAACTAGCAAAATCAATATCGCGACGTTAAAAACAATATATCCTTTGAGAACATACAGGAGTCCTGTATTTTCCAGGGCTAAATTCATAACCTGTTTAGAAAGAGATTCATCCAATTCATCATCAGAATTCATGGACCGCTTTCTTGCCAGAAGCAAGCAAAAAACTGAGTATGAGTTTACGAGCCTAGGACCGGCTGTGTGCGTCCTGGGTCGTTCTGGGATCGGCAAGTCCTGGGCCGTCCGGGACGCGCTGCGGCCTCACATCGAGTTGACCGCGGACATCCTGAAGAGCAAGCAGGACACCATCAACTTCCTGGATAAAGTCCGTGGGACCGATACGCCTGTCATAGTCGATGAGTATGAGTGTGTTCAGGACCTGGTCGGACTCCGTGAAATCAAGGGGCCGCCGACCAACGGACTCTTTGTGGTCATCTCCCAGATTCCTGTCAAATTTGATTTTGAAATTGCGACCTATGAGTTTCCGATCCCGACGTTCGAGGACATCAAGAAGGTCGCACCGGGTATCAAGGACCAGGCCGTCATCGAGTGTAATGGGGACTTGCGGCGGGCTATACGGAGCCTTACATTTCGGTCTGATCACATGGATGACTTCCAGGGACCCCGGGACTTTATCGTCTCCTTGGTCTCTCGGACGTCCCAGGGGGTCAACCCGACCCACTTCATAGGTCACCCTCTGTCCGAGCCTGGGAACATTTCTTCAATTTTACATGAAAATTACCCAGACACCAGGGGAGCCAGTGTGGACTTTCTGGCCAGTGTGGCCCTGGACATTAGCACTTCAGGAATTTTCGAGGATGCAATTTATGATGGAAATTGGGAACTCATGAATTACTTCAACTTCTTCGGATGTATCCTTCCGTCCGTGGCGATCCGTCATGGGCTCGGACCGAACCTGAGAGCCGGTTCGAGTTGGACCAAGCACCAAAACATGTGCATGCGCCAGAAGCGGATCAAGACGATGGCGAACCGACGTCCCGGACAGGAGATCCACATGGACGTCCTGTTGACCCTGCGAGACTATGCAGAGGCCGGGAACGCCGACGTCCTGCGAGACTACAACCTGCAACCGGCCGACATTGACGTCCTGAACCACGTGAGCCCTTTGCGCAAGATAAAACCCAAGATGGTCGTGATGCTCAAAAAGGTTCTTTCAGGTAAAGAATAATGAAGCTATTACTATATGGAGGCTTACCTCAACTCTATTCGAAACTCCACGACCGGAAAATACAAGCGCGTCGTCACAAGTCCCCTGCGTTATGCCGGTGGCAAGAGCGCGGCAGTCGGCCTCGTTCTCGAGAAGATACCACCGGACACAAAGACGATCGTGTCGCCGTTCTTTGGCGGAGGGAGTGTCGAATTGGCTCTGGCAAAGAACCTCGGGATGCACATCATAGGATACGACATCTTTGATCTTCTCGTGGGATACTGGAAAATGCAGATTGAACGCCCTCAGGCACTCTACGATATTCTCAGGACGTTCAGGCCGACCAAGGATGACTTCACGGCGATGCGACTGAGGCTCCAGGATCATTGGAAGGGAACTGGTCCAAAGATTACAGATCCGGATGAACTCACGGCCGTGTATTATTTCAATCACAACATGTCGTACGGCCCTATGTTTTTGGGATGGCCATCGAGTGTTCAATTGACTACCAAAAAGTATGATTCTATTTTGGACAAGGTGAAGAACTTTTCGATTTCTCCTGGAAAGGTGGATGTTTCTGTGGGCGACTTTGAGAGGGCCTTCAAAAATCATCCGAATGAATTCTTCTTCTGCGATCCGCCGTACTATCTAGATGGTGACTCAAAGATGTTCAAGGGTCTATATCCTAACTGCAACTTTCCTATTCATCACAAGGGGTTCGATCACACAAAACTAAGAGACTTGATCAAGGCACACAAAGGCGGGTTTCTCATTACATACAATGACTGTTCGACTATTCGTGAGTGGTACTCCGAGTTTGAGCAGAGCTTTCCGACCTGGCAGTACACGATGGCCCAGGGCGAGACGCGGATCGGCAAGAACCGCGAGGAGGGTACCGGCGACAACCTCAAGGATTCACACGAAATATTCATTTACTGCGCACCGCGACTCTAGAAACTTTCGGAGTCTCGGAAGATTGAAACGGCACTTGAGCTCGCGGTAATGCTGGTTCGAGTCCGTCCGGACCTCAATCTCGCCCAGCTGAGCCCGAATTCCGTCGAGGTGAAAGGTGACCTTCTGTTCACCGCGAGAATTGCCGATAGTCAGACCTTCCACGAGAGCCGCGACCACATCATCCGCATCGAACTCGAGGAATCGATCGCCCTTTTCAATCGCCAAATAATCTACCGAGTTTGCGAACATCGCCCGATACAGAAAACTTTCGAGATTATCGTCATCGCTCAGAAGACCAGCGATGACGCGCATCTTCTTCCGAAGAGCAGCCTTGTAAGTCTCTTTGTCATCCAGATAATCGTCTCGGTCATCCGGAAAAACATCGATGCACTCGCGGAATTCAGGACCAAGCTCGGCCGTCTTCGTGCCGCGGTACAGGAATATCTGGGACCATGTTCCCCCCTTGACCGACCAAGTCACATTCCCGCGCCGGATGTCCGCCTTGCCCGTTCCCTTGATGACCTCGCCCTCAACGAGATCGGCGAAAATAGCCTCTCGCTCGTGCCCAGTGCGCTTCACGGTCGATGCAGCCTCGGAGGTCATTGCGCGCCGGGCCATTTGAAGACTCGAGCCTGGCTCGGGCCTGACTTGAGGAGAACACGAATTTTCACAACCATCGTACTTAGAGGGAATCTTCGTGTATTTTGAAACAAAATGACGACCGAGTGCAACAGGGTCCACGAGGATGAGTATGTCCACGTCCAGGGGTCCGATGTCTACTTTCACTGCGAGGTCTGTGAGACGACAGTCCTCGAACTGAATTTAAAACTAAAAAAGCTTGCGCTCGAGCTCCTCCACAAGTATCTGGATCTTGGGATTGATGAGCGTCCAGAGATTCGCATCTTCATCCGGAGCGACGGCGGGGACCTCCACGCGGGTCTGAGTGCCATGGACTGCATCAAGAGTCTGCGGAAGCGCGTGCGGGTCTGCACAATTGCCGACGGGGTCTGTGCGTCGGCCGCGACCTTCATCCTGATGGGCGGGTCCAGGAGGTATATGACCAAGAATTCGTACATACTGATACATCAGCTGAATATGGACGGAACATGGGGAAAGTTTGAGGACTTCAAGGATCAGATGGAGAACCTTGAGCAATTTATGAACAAATTTCGGGCTATCTATACAAGGGAAACGGAGATTCCGACGGACGAGCTCGAGCGGCTCCTGAAGCGGGACGTCTACATGGACTCGGACAAGTGTATGGAGTGGTACATTGTGGATGGGATTTGGGACTAAAGGCCAACTGCGGAGCAGTTGTGATCACGAGGCCTACGGCCTCGGTCTGTTTACTCCTCCTTCGTCCCCGGCTCCGGGATCACCTCCGGCTCGTCCGGGGTCGTCTCGACCACGACCGGTGCGGCGCTCCGTGTCGTGGGCATCAGAGGCATGATGTCCGGAATCTTGATCGACCCCTTCTGGAACTTCTCGTTAAACTTCTTGTACAGGAAATAGCCAATCACCAAAATGGCCACAATGGCCACGATGTTAAAGACATTGAAGGGCGACTTGGAAGTAATCTCCTGAATAACGGCACGCTTGGCGTGATCGACGACGGGGGCAGCCATTACTAAGAATTCGTGTTTTTTCCAAGCCAGGGAGGCGCAGACCCTAAAAGTTTCCAATGGATTCCTGTCTCGATCGCGCCTGGGCCGATTTTGATGTTCTCCGGGCGGGCGGGCAGGAGGCGCCGCCCCCAACATCGAACGCCGAGTACTTTTGCGAGTGCGGAGGTTTCAAAATCTTTGACGGGCTGGATGTTGACCTTCCGACCTGTACGAGCTGTGGACGGATCGATGACGTCTTCATATGCGAGGAGGCCGAGTGGCGGTCTGGGGCTGATGCCGGGCCGGACCCCTCGCGTGTGGGCGCCCCTGTGAACCTCGATCACTTCTCGGCAGCCTGGGGTCAGACGACCTTCATGACTGTCGGACGAAACGCCAGCTATGAGCTCAAGCGCTCGGCCCGTATCAATATGCACGCGTCTATGAACCACAAAGACCGAGCGCTCTTCCACGCCTATGCCGAGATGGACCGAATAGGCAAGGATATCCTGAAATTACAGGACAACGTAATGTACGATGCGAAGATCAAGTACCGGGCATTTAATTCGGCCGTGCTGACCCGTGGAGCGGTCCGAAACGGCATCAAGGCGAACTGCATCTTCCAGGCGTGCCGGGAGCACAACGTCGCACGGACGACCCAAGAGATTGCGGACGCTTTTGGGATTCCACAGCGCGACCTTTCACGGACGTTCGAGATGTACCAAGAGCAGGTTCCGGAGACGGAGGTCCACGTGACGACCGCAGCGGATCTGATCCCGCGGTTCTTCAACGACGTGAAGGGTGTCCCGGAGGGAGAACGAGGGCGGGTGCGATGCAAGATTATCAACAAGTGCAAGGAGCTGGAGGACAAGGTGGAGCTGATGGGTCGAACACCCAAGGCGATCGCGTGTGCCGTACTGGCCCTGGTGCTCAAGGAAATTCCGGGCGCATCGGACCGGCAAGCCCTGTGCGCGATTTGCGACGTCTCTCTTCCGACACTAGGGAAGATTGAGGCAATAATTAGGGCCTAGTTAGAGAAATACACGTTTAATAGTTAAATGTCTGGAGTTATTCTGTTCGTCTCGACCCCCTGCTACGGGGGGATTTGTCTTCAAGCCTATGCCGAGTCTATGCTTCGGCTGCAACGCACGTGCGCCCAGAACGGCATCCAGATGATGCTCGATACGACCGAGAATGAATCCCTCATTCCGCGCGCCCGAAACCTCGCGATCGCTCGGTTCTACCAAAAGACCCAGGCGACCCATTTTCTGTTTATCGATGCGGACATCCACTTTGACCCCGATTCTGTCGTGCGGCTCATTCGATCCGGCCATGAGGTGTCGTGCGCGGCCTATCCCAAGAAGTGCGTGATGTGGGACTCGGTCGAGGAGCACCTCAAGTCGGGCGGGCAGGGCAAGGACCTCGCGCGGGTCGCCGCGTCCCTCGTGATGAACTTCAAGTACCAGCAGACGCAGATCAAGGATGGTTTCGCGGAGGTCCTGGACGGCCCGACCGGCTTTCTTCTGATCAAGCGCGAGGTTATCGCGAAGATGCAGGACCATTACCCGGAGCTCAAGTGCGTCAACGATCACCAGAACAAGGACCTCGATGAGTACCATGCCATTTTCGATTGTCTGATTGACCCCGTTTCCAAGCGGTATCTGTCCGAGGACTATGCCTTTTGTCGCCGGTGGCAGCAGATGGGCGGTCAGATTTTCGCGGACGTGATGACGGTCCTGGGCCACGTGGGTAACATCCGATTCCAGGGATCTCTGGAGGAGAGGCTTCGAACCGAACTTAAGGTTTAGATCCCTGTAAATCCTAAATGACGGTCCTTCACATATGTATGGAAACTCGGAACAAGTCCATTAGCGCCACGAGTCTTCATACGGCGATGAACCTACACGGCCTCTGTATGATGCGCGGAATTCACATCGAGATCCACTTCGTGGAGGATAAGTCGACTCTGCCCAAGCTCATCAAGTCGGGCGAGCGCATTTTCTGGATGGAGTACGGGACGAACCTGAACAACGAGATCCTGTCCAAGGTGATTGACCCTTTCGACAAGGGCGTGAACGTTCTCGTGTTTCCTTCAGTTCGCGAGGGGATCAACTGGGAGCAGTTCGAGAAGAAGACCAAGGCCGGAAGTCTCGAGAGTGCCGGACAGCGCGGTCTCACATTCGATACAGAAGTCGCCAAGAAGCTGGCGGATGGTCTCTACGAGTGCGCCAAGACATCGGCGCGCGTGTGGGCCATGGACGCCAAGCCGGTCGACAAGAAGCTTCGGGGCGGCAAGACCACCATCAATCTTCCGATCGACAACAACGAGAAGATGTTCGATGTGCTCTCGGCTATCGGTATCAAGATTGGGGTCGCGTCCGAGGCAGTTGTCGTGTGTCACTTTGTCCACGAGTGCTTTGGAAACATTCTCGAGGCCGCCGGGGTCAGGTTGGAGCCTTAGAGGATAGACGCTTATAATTTTAAAACAAAATTGGAATGGACACCTTCATCCAGAAGTGCTGGGGCGTGGGCGAATCTTCAGATCGTCCACCCAGGTTTCCGGGTCCCCAGCCCGTCTCTATAGAGAGACGTCACTTCCCTCTCCTCACGCAACAACCCTACCTTGTGTGTGAAAAGACGGACGGAGTGCGGTATCTCCTCGCAAGTACTGGAGACGGCGTGTTTCTCGTGAACAGGGCGTTCGATGTCACCAAGGTCCAGGGAGTCCGGATCCCCAAGGACACCCTGCTCGACGGCGAGCTTGTGAAGACTCGCGCGGGAAAGACCCTCTTTCTCATATTCGATGCCGTCTGTGTCAAGGGCGAAGACCTCAAGTCTCTGCCGTTTGACACGCGTCTCGAAAAGGCCCGTGGGATCATCAAGGGGATCATCAAGACGGCCTCGGCCTCTTTCGAGGTCCGGGTCAAGACGATGGTCCCTCTCGGTTCACCAATTCAGGATCTAAATTCATACGACTACGAGACGGACGGTCTGGTTTTCACACCGGTCCGGGAGCCCATTCGGTCAGGGACCCATGAGACTATGTTCAAATGGAAACCTCACGAACGGATAACTGTCGATTTTGAACTAAAATTGGGAACGGATCTGTACGTGCAGGACCGGGGCATTCCTTACAAAGAAGCCTCGCTGCATCTACAGAACCGGCGACCGGACTTGCCGGATGGGACTATAGTGGAGTGTGGGTACGGGGAACTGGGATGGTTTGTCGAAAAGGTCCGGACCGACAAGACCTACGCGAACAACCGAAGAACTTATTTCAGGACCTGTGTAAACTTGCGCGAGCGCATTCAGCTCAGCGAGTTCATGGGTCTGTAGAATGCCATATAGAATTCACCTTTCATTAATTCAATATTAGGAATTTGATGCACGGCCCCGTCGTCTTTGATAAACCACGTGTCGTGGCGCCTCACGAGAAGCGCGTAGTGTCCTCCATTCTTGTGCCCTTGATGCAGAATACAAGCATACAGCTTGCGCCCCTCGAACTCGAAGGGGAGCTCGATTGGAAACTTGTAATCATACATCGAGAATGAAAAACTCGTAAACTTTGGCCATCGCGTCACCTTGCAATCGACCGAGGCCTCATTGTGAGTCCGTCCCTGTGTGTCCACGTAGCCCTCGACCGCCATCGGCTCTTCGCGGTCCGCGATCAGGTCCTGGAGACGGCACGGCTCCATCACATCCATGAGCATCGTCGTGAACTGCGTGCGAACCTCTGAGGATCCAGTCTCCCACAGCGTCGTCTGGACCTCCTCGCCGTTAAAAAGGTCCTGAATGAACGCCTTCCCGAGAGACTCCTCGAAGACATCGATGAGGAGCAGGACGGCCTCCTGGGCGTCGTGCTGCTGCTGACCGACAAAGCGCGGGAAACGAACTCGAAAAGCCCCGATCAGATCGCTCGGACTCACAGGATCCGTCTTGCCTTTGATGAAGAGTTGCTTGACGACTTTCTGGTACTCCCGTGTGATGTCGCATGGGCCCTCATACGGGACGTTAAAGAAGTGGAGGGTCAGAGGGGGAACGTGTGCCAAACATTGAACGGCACAGTTGAAATAGCAGGTGTTCCCGAGATTCCAGAGACCTCGCATTTTAACTTGTCTTATACGCGCCCCTGCTCTCTAAGTCTAGCTTAGAGACTGGGCGCGCTTGTTCTCCAAGTGAAAATGGAGTTCCACGCCTGCAACCCGATTGCCTTCCCTCTGTACGACAAGTGGGAGCCGATCGTTTTTCCGAGCGTCCAGCAACCTATGACCGAGATTGAGATTCGGCTCGGTCGCCCGGGCCCCAAGGGATTCGACACGAATGTCGGAAAGGAGTCGTTCGAAAAGGTCCTCGGGGCCCTGTGCAAGTACAACGAGTGGGAGTCGACCAAGCACTCGAAGTCGAGTATGTATTACTTTCCGGGAAACAAGCGGGTCACGGTGGATGATGAGACGGATGAACAGGTCGCATGCATCAAGAAACGAGTCGCGGTGGATGATTTCCAGCTCGAGGGGTTCCCGCTCGATGTCCGTCTCGGGGTCAGCACTGAGGAGCCGTTCGAGTATGATGGCGAGGAGGAGAGCACCGAGCAAAGGACCAAGGAGCGATGGTCTTTTGTGCGGAAGAATCTCTCGATCGATCTTTCGATCGTCAAGGGAAACCCGGACGACAAGGACTGCGATGACGACACGACGTACCAAATCGAGCTCGAGATTGTGGACCCCAAGAAGGTCCACACGACCATCGAGATCTTCAATATCATCTACAAGGTATTTGATATTATGAAGCACGTGTAACAACGTGCCGAGCCCACGTATTCTTAAACTTTGAGCTCACTCCGCTACGGACCACTGTGTTCCAGGAGTGAGCCGATCTCACGTTGAGACCCGCTGCAATCATCGCATTGCCGAGGTTCTCCACGTTTTCAGTCCTAGGAATCACAAAAGCCTTTTTGGTATTAAATTGAAGAGCCTTGGCCGCCTTGGTGGCGTTCTTGGCCGCCTTAATCAGCGCGGCAGTCTTAGGACTCCGCTTCGGGGACGGGGTTCGCTTGGGAACGACCGGAGACTTGCGGGCCGCCGGGTTGTAGGCCGGGACACGGGTAATAATTCCCGTGTTGATGTTCTCGACATTGTAAGCCCCGCGGGCGTTTCCGGCCGGGGCAGCCTTGTTGAGCCAGGCCTTGAGCGCCTCCTTGAGCGCCTTCTGGGACAACTTGGGCTTCTTGAACGCCAGGTTCGTCAATATCTTCTTGTACGCGTTGACCTTGTTCGCCGGGAGCCAGTTGGGTGGCGTGATGCGCGATGCGAACCGCGCCCGAGCCGGCTCGGACACACGAAGAGCCTTGGCCTCCTTCACGAACTTGGCATAGGCCCGGTTCACGTTCGCCTTGAGGGGCTTTCCCCGTGCACCCTTTGGCAATTTGTTATAGATATTCATAAATAGTCCCTGATTTCCATTCCGTTTCAGGTTTCCTAGGTTCTGGTTCAGCAGCATATCGTACTCGAGTTCCATGGCAAACCGATTGTTCGCATTCGGGCTCGGCGACGGCGTCTTGTTCTTGGGCTTGGGCGCAGGCTTGGGCGGGCTCGGCGTAGGTGCCTTGCGGCTCGCCATAAAGGCCCTGAGAGTATTGAACTTGTTGGAATTTGGCATTCCATTGTATTCTGCATGTAAATTGGCCGGAAGGAGTTTCTTGGCGATCGCATTCCTCTCTGCCAGGGGAATAGTGGCCCAGTTACGCTGGGTCCGCGTCTCGCCCGTCGTCTTCTCGACCCGGCCGTTGTTCAGGAGCTTGTACTTGGTCCCATTGACCTGGACGTCGAACTTCTTGCTGGCGCCCTTGATACCGGCCTTATTCTGGATGGCCGCGCGGATCTCCTCGGGCTTCGACTTTGCATCGACCCGTGCGATATTCATGTTCCGGGCAATCTCGATGAGCTCCTTCTTGGTCAGACGGGTCGCCTGGCGGTCGTTGATGCGCAGGATGCCGTTCAGACCCATGGTGACCCGATGCTCCTTCCGCGATTCCGTCGTAACATTTGCGCCAATCTTAAAGATTTCCCGGACGGCCTTGGGGATGTTGCGCCCGGCCTCCGTGTACGTCTTGATGACGGTCTTGCGACCGGCCGCGATTCCCTTTGGAACCTCATAAAAGTAGGGCTGCTTGCCAGGACCCGGCCGAACGTAGAACCCGGCCCTTGTCGCGTTCCAGCTATTCGCACGACGGTTCGCGACTCCCTTGTACTTTTTCTTGTTCGAGGGCGCGGAAGCTTCCCCGCGGTTGAGCAGGTAGGCTGGCTTCGGGCTATTGTACTTGGGGATCGGGACGCCCGCCTTGGCAAAGACCTCGAGGGTATGGGCCGGGATCGGCTGCCCAACCTTGGCGAACGCCTTGGCGACCGCGACCGCATCCTTCTTCTGCAATTTCAGGGGCGTGTAGAGGGTCTGGGCCGGGCCGGCGTTGTTGCCGACCCCGTGCTTCTGTATCGTCACCTTGGCCCACGGATAAAACCGCGGTTTCCCATCCTGTCCCGGGCGAATGTACGAGCCGAACGGAGGCTTCTCGAGCGCCGAATTCCAGTCCATCCCGGCGAGCGTGTAGCGACCGGCCTGCATAATCTTCTTCTGGTTCGCGTTCGCGGACGGCAGAGTCGTCAGGCGTTTGTAGAAAATCCGCTTGAATTGTGGGTCCGCCGCGAACCCCTTGAAGATCTGGCGCGGCTTGTCGAGGTCCTTGAGATCCTTGAGACCGCCGAAAAGAATTGTGCCATTCTTGAAAATCTGAAAGGTGATCCCTTGCGTCTTGAAGATGACCGCCTTGTGGAGCTCTGGCTCGTACGGCTCGACCTTTCCAAAACTCTCGAGAAACTCCGCGACCCCATACAGAGAGAGCGTGTGGTTGACGTTGAAGCGACCCTCGAACTTCACGACCTCGGGGGTCTCACGGAGAAGTCCTTTATCGGTCAGCTCATTGCGGACGACGGCAAGGACGGCCGGCTCGTAGTTTCCGGAGCCCTTGACCTCGATCAGATCCTTTGTGATGATGACCGTTTGGCCCTGGCGTTTTGCCGCGATCCTGGTGACCCCAGTTTCATCACCGATCCAGCCGCGCCCTGGGACCCATCGAACGGTCGCAACCTTCTTGGTGCCGGCGTACCCGATAATCTCGCTAAAGCCCTTGGGCTCGGCATCGAAAATCTTGGAGATGTTCGTGGCCCGGCGAAACCGAACAATCTGGGTCGTCATCTTCGTGGGCGTAAACTTGACACCTGGGACTGACGCGTTCGAAAACACAAACCTCCGTCGGAAAGCTTTCTGAAGCTTTCGGGCGGCCGCTTCCATCTGATATTTATAGATATTTTTCTTTGACGGGCAGTTCCGTAGGAACTGGCCTCCGCGCAGCTCCTAAGCGCCTTCGGCGAGACACTCCCTTCGGGAGTGGGCTACTCACTCGTGACAAGGTCACACCCAAAGATGAAGGGCTGGACAGCGTATGTCGCTCCGTTGTAGATGTGCGACTCGACGCGGACCTCGAGTTCCTTCGCGCTGAAGGGGCCTGCGTAAAAGTCCTGGTTGAACCGGAAGGTCCCCAGGTTGTTCTCCTTGCAGTGCTGGTTGAACTGAGCGATGAAGTTCTTCTGGGGGATGAAGAGATCCGGACCAAACTTGAACTTCTCGGAGCAGAGGAAGTGCTGGAGCGAGTTGGTCACCGTCGCGACCTGGCTCTGGACCATCTTGAAGTATTTTGGCAACACATTCCAAATGTCCTTTCCGCTGTACTGGTGTGCGTAGTCGAGATAGGCCCGCAGACACTTGCAGAGAATCGCGGGAATCTCCGCCTCCAGCTTCGTGTCGAGGTGCGGGTCCGCATCCATCACTTGGCGCCCAAAGTTCCAGGTCGCCAAACGACGCAGGACCGACCCAGAGTTATCCTTCCAGTTTGGCACCTCATTTCCGCCCAAAATTCCGGGCGTCTTCCACTGAAAACTCAGGGCCGTCTCGTTTTTGCGCGCGACCGAGACGTCCTCACCAGACACGAGCGACTGAAACTCGGCCTGCTCGAGCTGGAGGTCTCCCTTGATCTCGGGACTGATGAACATGAAACCCTTGTAGATGCTCTGGAGGCCAAACTTCTTCTCGATGTTATTCGAGAGCGTCGCGACATCCTCGCACTCGTAAAACTTGCGGGCCACCTTTGTGATCAGCGTCGACTTGCCCGAACGTGCGATACCCTTCAGAAACGGGATAACCTGCCAGCCGTCCAGCTCGTTCACCTCGAAGCACAGACGGCCCATGAAGACGTAGGTCCACCGGCAGACATCCTCCTCGAACCGCTGGTAATCAAGGACCTTCTGCATGCTCGGGGTCGGGATGTCGTACCAGTCGCTGAGGTTCTCGTACGGATCGAACGGCAAGTCAAAGTACTTGCACGAGACGAGGGTCGGATCGAGTTCGCGGAACTCTGAAGAATTGTACGGGTAGTACTTGATCTTGTACCGCTGCTCAGTCTCATCCCAATCCTTGCCGACCAGCAGGCCGTTCTGGAACGACCAGACGTGTCGGTCCTTCTTAATCTCCAGAAACTGGAAATCCTTGCAGTTGGTCAAGTGCTTCACGATGTCGTTCACGCAGTTCCCACGGCTCGTGAGATTCTTCCACATCTCGGGCTCATCCTCCTTCTGGGTCGAGTCGTACACAAAGTCCTTGATCTCCTTGACGGGCCTCCACGCGCGCGTGTTTCGAATCTGGACACAGCACTGGTCTCGGTATCGGCGATAGCCCTCACTGCTCGCTTCGGACAAGAGGAAAAGCAGGAGCTTTTGGTAGGGCGAGTTCTTCTCGTCATCCTTCAGGCTCGTGTCCGAGTTATCGATCGCGAGCATCGGGTTGTTGATGCGATTCATTCGCAGATCCCAGAGACGAAACTGCTCGTACATCTCCTTGCGATCACGGATGAGCCGGCGGACCCGAAATTCGAGCGTAAATTCATCGCCGTTGATATCCTTGCTGGCCTGCTTGCTGACTCCCAGCGTATCGACACGTGTCAGAAGGGTCCGACAGCTGTTCATGAAACGCTCCTTGCGAATCTTGATGTGCTCAATCTCGTAGTTCACAGGGTACTTATCGGCATCCCGCTCCTGTGTCGGAGGGAAAAGGACATAGGCCCATGACTTATCGGCCGCGAGGGCATTTGCGCGGATGTTGAACCCTGCATCGTGTTCAGCATTCGTGATGCAATTTTCGAGCTCCTCCAAAGTCCACGAGTTGATTTCGGTCGTCTGATTTGCATTTCGGATTTCCTCCGCATGTTCGGGTGTGACCTCTTTGTTGATTGTGTGGACCTTGAGATTACTCATTTGTAGAATAACGCTATACTTTTTTAAGGCTCTGATCTTCAAGTCGCGTAGCGACTTTTCGTCGCGCAGCGCTCACTCAGCCTCCGGTGCAGGGACGGAGGGAACAACCTTGGCCGACTTCATCTCGGTCAGAATCTTGACCATAATCTTGTTGTGCACCTCGAGCTGGCGGGCGACTCCGTCGACTGAGTCCTTGAGGCCGGCCAGGAGGGTCGCGACAGTCTCGCCATCCTCGGTCGCCAGGAGGCCGCCCAGGGCCTCGAACATATCCATACCATCCTCGTCGAACTCCTCATCCATCTCATCCTCCTCCTCATCCTCGATCGGCGGGGGCGGGGGAGTCTTAGGGGGCATACGGCGCTGAGACATTGTATGACTGTCTGAGAAAATCAGGGGCTGGGTCTAGCGCAGCGCCTCTGTGGCTGAACTTTTTCCTCTTGCTATATTAAAATGCCTGGTGGCGCTTTGATGCAATTGGTCGCCTATGGCGCATCCGATGTTTACCTGACCGGAGATCCCAAGGTGACTTTCTTCCAGTCGGCCTACAAGCGCCACACAAACTTTGCGATGGAGACTTCCCAGCAGACGGTCTCGGGCAATGCGGGCCCGGGCGGCCTTGTCTCTGTGACCTTGGCTCGTTCAGGCGACCTGGTCGGGGATATGTTTGTCGTCCTCCAGCCCAACTGCTCCGCGTACAGCCAGCTGACGACGAACAATTCCGGCTATGACATGAACTGGGTCGCCGAGCGCGCCTTCAGCACCGTCGAGCTCTTCATCGGGGGCCAGTCTATCGACAAGCACTACCAGACGTGGTTCCGTCTGTATGCCGAGGTCTTCCTGAACGAGACCAAGAAGATGAATTACGGAAAGATGGCCTCGATCGCGACTCCTAACAATGCGGGCACCTCTATCGCCTACGCGTACCTGCCTCTGATCTTCTTCTTCAACCGCAATCCCGGCCTGTATCTTCCCTTGATTGCCCTGCAGTACCACGAGGTCCGCATCGACTTTACCCTGAGCTCCCAGTACGCCAATTACTTCGGCACGAACCCCTTCGCGGTGTGGGCCAACTACGTGTACCTGGACACGGTCGAGCGTGACAAGTTCGCCAAGACTCCTCACGAGTACCTGATCGAGCAGGTCCAGTATATCAACCCGGACCCTGTTGGCTCTAGCAATGAGAACACTCCGAGCATTATCCGCATGCAGTACAACCATCCCGTGAAGGAGCTGATCTGGTGCTATCAGAACAACTCTATCAACTCGAACCCGAATGCTCTCTGGAACTTTTCGTCCAGTGTGGCGAACGTGAACATGACGGTCAATCTTAATCTGATTGCTCAGGCCGGTGCTTATCTTCCGGCGAACTGGACCGGCGCGCCGGTGATCTTTGTTCCTCCGCCTATTTCTTCGAATCTTTACATCAACCAGACGTTTACGGCTACCGCAGGCCTCACTATGAACGTCCAATCGAACGTTCTTACGGGCAACGTCTTCTGGACTGAGGGTGGCGTTCCCCAGTATGGTGTCACGGCCAACAACGTCTACGGCCAGGAGGTCGGGCCACTGCACCAGGCCAAGATTATCCTGAACGGAACGGACCGTTTCGTGCCCCAGTATGGCAAGTACTTTAATCAGTACCAGCCTTACCAGTATCATACTGGTTCTCCTTACCCTGGCATTTACGTGTACTCCTTCGCTCTCAAGCCCGAGGATCTCCAGCCCAGCGGAACCTGCAACTTCAGCCGCATCGATATTGCCCAGATCGCCGTGAACCTCAAGACGGGCGTTCCCTATCAGAACCTCCAGCAACAGATGTTCGCGGTCAACTACAATATTCTTCGCATCCAGTCTGGTCTCGGCGGCGTCGCATTCGCCAATTAGGCTAGACTTTTCAGATATTCCTCCTTTTCCTTCAGGTCATATTTGTCGTTCTTTTGTAAGTTCTCTTCGGCCCACATTGCCTGGAGGTTCCTCCAGTTCCAGCAGGCCTGCCGCTCGAAGTCATCCTCTTGGTCGAAGGCGATGCATGGTATTCTATGGTCTATATGCCAGCCATGGGTTCCGTAATTCGCCCAGGACATTCCTTCTTGAAAGGTGGACTCCAGGTGAGTCTTGAGATCGACCGTCGAACATCCCAGGAGGGTCGTGGTGTTCTCACTCTTCTGGCCCTCCAGGAGGAGGCGGACTCTTCGTGCGATATTCTCCTTAAGGCGACGTTGAATGAACACATCGTCTGGATTTGCTCTTTTATTTGCATGTGCATTCCTCTTCCATTCGTTGACCTTGTCTCGATTAGCCTTTCGGTAGTCTTTGTCCGTTTGGAACCTTTCTCGGCGATACTCTTTCAAACATGGTATACATTGATGACACAGCCCATCTGCTTTTGGCTTATCGCTTGTGTACTGATCCAGTGATTTCCAGCTTTCGCATGTAGAACATCTCTTGCATTCAGCCCCGTCAATGTCACGGTGCTCAATACGAGCGGGCATACCTATACTTAGAGCGCGAAATTTCTCTATGTAAATTCAGTTGAATTTTTTTCTTGGGGTATAGTACCAAGCGATCATGGCCGGAGGACTTATGCAACTTGTCGCATACGGTGCTCAGGACGTTTACCTCACAGGCCAGCCCAAGGTTACCTTTTTCCAGGCGGTCTACAAGCGCCACACGAACTTTGCGATGGAGAACATCCAGCAGACCGTGAACGGCACGGCCTCTAACAGCGGCCGCGTGTCCGTGACCATTGCCCGCAACGGCGACCTGGTGGGTGACATGTACATCCGCCTCGTGCCGGCCATCAGCACGTCTAACCTGACCTCGACCAACGCCGCCTTCGACATGAACTGGGTGGCCGAGCGTGCCGTGGCCAGCATTGAGCTGACCATCGGTGGTCAGCGCATCGACAAGCACTACCAGGCCTGGTGGCGTCTGTACGCCGAGCTGTTCCTCGGCGAGTCTGACAAGATCAACTATGGCAAGATGGCCTCCAGCGCGGTGACCGTCTCCGACGCCAGCAACACCCCCAACCCGAACAGCGTGTACCTGCCCCTTCTGTTCTTCTTCAACCGCAACCCGGGTCTGTATCTGCCGCTGATCGCCCTGCAGTACCACGAGGTGCGCATGGATTTCGACCTGACGGCCTATTTCCAGAGCTACTTCGGTTCTAGCGCTGTGTTCGAGGTGTGGGCTAACTACGTGTACCTGGACACCGAGGAGCGCCGCCGCTTCGCCCAGAAGGGCCATGAGTACCTGATCGAGCAGGTTCAGCACACCGGCGGTGACGCGATCACCCTGGCGAGCACCCCCACTGCCACCGGTACCGGCACCTCCCAGACTATCCGTCTGTCCTTCAACCACCCCGTGAAGGAGCTGATCTGGTGCTACCAGAACACGGTCGCGACCGCCTACAACAGCATGTGGAACTTCTCCAGCTCGACGGCGAACGTGCAGGTGACTTGCTCCCCCACGGTGCAGTCGATCCTTGGCGCCCTTCCCCACACGGTGGGCTGCCCTCGCATTTCTTCCAACGTCACCCTTACGGCCGTCAGCACTGCTTTCACTTCCAACGTGACTGGTGGCGTCGGGTGGATCGAGGAGGGTTCCTGCAACTACACGGCCGCGACTGCCGTGGAGGTCGGACCCCTGTCCACCTTCAAGGTGGTGCTCAACGGCCAGGACCGCTTCAAGGAGCAGTCCGGCAAGTACTTCAACCTGTACCAGCCGTATGTGTACCACACCGGCGTGCCTTACCCGGGCATCTATTGCTACTCCTTCGCGCTGCAGCCGGAGGAGCACCAGCCGACCGGCACCTGCAACTTCTCGCGTATTGATAACGCCCAGGTGGCGATCGTGATGAAGGGTTGCGCGACCACGCCCCTGCAGCGTATGTTCGCGGTGAACTACAACATCCTGCGCATCCAGTCTGGAATGGGCGGATTAGCCTTCAGTAACTGATCCCTCCCATATTATTTTATATATGGTAGGATTTTTAAAACCCAAAAATATGGGCTTCGGCCCTCAAGAACGTTCAAGGTTCTTGAGGTCTAAAGAAATAATCCTCCCCTATGGTAGGATGAACGAGCCAGTCGTAAAAAAATGCACCAATTGCTGCCGAGCTCCCCAGCCTTTAAAAGAGTTTATAAACGAAAAAGAACGCGAATGCAATACATGTAATAAATGTCGAAATAAAGGAAAGAAAAATGATAAGCGCCCAGAACGTCGCGAGGCTCACAATGAACTTCAAAATGAAAAACGTTATGACAAAGCTTGGCGAGCTAAACAGCTAGAGGAACGCCCAGGAGAGTTCAGGGAACACAATAACAAAGTTCATAAAAACTGGAGGGCCGAGAATAGCGAACACGCAAAAAGATGGTACAGAACGCACGTGAACCCGAGGTTGGACGCCATCAAGCGCTCTGCCACAACCCGTGGAATAGAATGGAATCTCACAGATGATGAGGCCAAGGTGATGCTCGTAAGTCCATGCATCTACTGCAAACACCTAGACCTCGAAGTTCGAGTAAACGGTATCGACCGTTTGGATTCAGGCAAAAGTTACAGCACGGAGAATTGTCGGCCGTGCTGTAAGAATTGTAATTATATGAAGGGTACTTTCGACCCGAGGACGTTCATCACCTGGGCCAAGCGGATTGCTCAGTGTGATATAGAGTTCCCCGAGATTACTGAATGTGGTGAGCATAAGAAGGTGAACCGAATTTAGGGATTCTGGATCTTATACACGATAAGGAGGACGGCCATCAGAATGTATAGCAGTCCAAAGAACTTCTGGCCAGTCTTGGCCTGATTGCCCGAAGACTCCACAAAGTTGGCAACACCCAGGCCCGCCAGGACCGTCAAGAAAAGGACCATAAAGAGGAGTTCAGCGCTGGAAACAGCCATTTATTATAAGACACTAAAATAAATGGACGTGGAGACCATCCTTGACATTGCAAGGACCAAAATGCTCGAGGAAATGGCCGACAAGATTGTCCTTCAGCTATCACACGACCTGACCTTGAAGGATCTCAATTTTGTTCTAAAATTGCTGGGGTCCAAGGAGATCACGGAGTATCCTCCTGAGCCTCCTACCGGTAGTTGTTGCCCTTGGAGGAGGCGTTTACACTAATGTACCAGAACCAGACCAGGAAGGTGCCAGCGACCATCTGGAAGGTCGCCTTGATCACCTCGGTCGCCACGGCGCGGCGATCCTTGTCCAGGAAGGCCTGGAGGCCAAAGAGCAGAAGGGCCAGGCCCAGAGTGAGCATCAAAATGTCCAGGAGCATCTTTAGTAATAGGTCACATTTTATTCACGCGGTTAAAAAGAAGACTTTTCCTCTCTACAGAACTCAGTATGAATTACGCATTCATAGACGCCCGAAGTCTGATCGAGAATGCTCTGGGGGTTTCCATACAGCCGACCAAAGTTCCAGTGACCGTGGTCCCTTGTGAGCTTGGACAGGAGTGGAAAGAGTTTGAGGAGACCCTTGGCAATTTTAAAACAAAATATGCAAAGGCCCGGGCGGACCAGGGGCAGACAACGGCCGAGCTGACAGAGAAGATGGAGGAAATTTCATATCTCGAAATGATGCTCGAGACTGTCAAATCACCTGGGTTAAAGGAGCGGATCGAGTCTATGTTAGAGGACTACCAGCAGGAGGGGATCGAGGAGCTGAAGGTGAAGGCGGGGGAGGCGGCCGGCAAGGTTGAGGCGATGAAGGCGGTCCTGTCGGGTACGAACGCTGAAAGGTACGCCAAGTTTACGTGTTTTGTCTGTATGGATCAGCTTGTTGACTTATTTATCGAACCATGTGGTCACGTGATTTGCGAGCCGTGTTGGCGCCAGACGCGTGACCATACCAGGTGCCCAGGATGCAGAGCGCGTTGTGAAGGTGCGAAGAAGATCTTTAGTATGAATTAAGTACGTTCGACCTGAGCAAGTCGTAAAACTACTCCCGCCTGACTTTGGCGTAGTGGTAACGCGATGGATTGTAGCTCCACAGATCGTGTGTTCGAATCACACAAGTCAGACGGGGGCTGGGCATCTCTCATCTTCGGAAAACAAGCCTCGAGGGCGTGCCACCTCGTAAAAAACGGCTTGGGAGGGAGATAGAACTGCAGCTATCTCTAGGACTGGCCATCCACTTCCTTTTAGTGCTCTCATAGCTCAGTTGGTTTAGTAGCGCCAGACTGTTAGAGATGAAACTAGTTCATCTCGCGGGTATCTGGAGGTCGCAGGTTCGAGCCCTGCTGGGAGCGTCGGAAACACACATCAGTGTCCGAGTTGGTCTAAGGAGAACGACTTAAGATCGTTTGGACTTTTGTCCGCGCGGGTTCGAACCCCGCCTGATGTAGTCTTTTAAAGCTTTCCTGTTTTAAAAGAATACATATGAAAGCGAAGATTCCAGGTGCGTTGCGTGAGCAGGTATGGAGAACCTGGATCGGCCGGAAATTTGAGCATAAATGCCTCGTCTCGTGGTGCGAGAACGTTATTACGGTGTTCAACTTTGAGACCGGCCACAACGTTCCAGAGAGTAAGGGCGGCACGCTCAATATCGACAACTTACGTCCCATCTGCGCCAAGTGCAACAGGTCTATGGGAGACAACTATACGATCGACGAATTTTCAAGGATTAGCAAGCGTTCATCGCATCTCTGGGAGTGTTTCAAGTATTCTAAGTCGGAACACGTAGATTCGCCGTCGGGATCAGACTCTGGGTCTCGATGAGGTACCGCATCTTTTCCTGGGTCTTGGTCTGGTAGAACATAAAGATGAACACTATGAGCGGCAGGGAGCGAAGCTCGCCCAGCTGAGAATGGATGTAGCCCGCGGTGCCCTCAAGAGGGAATGGAACCTTCTTGATGATGCCACGTGTCAAATACATGAGAGCGCCGATCAGTCCAAACTGAAGGACGATGCTCAGAAGGACGCGCCACTTGGACTGCTTCTTGTCCAGGCCTGGTGTGATCTTGTCGAGCCAGTGCGAAAAGAGAAAGGCCAGAAGGAAGGATAGCGCGCCGACATACGCAACTCCCAGGAGCCGTATGGCGTGCACGTGAATTCCCATTATTAAAGACTGGGAAAATAAAAGAGTCATGGAGTCTCTTTCCTTTCTGTCCATAGACTGGATCGAGGATGGAACGGCCTATGTGACCTTGTCCGTCAGGAACTATCCTCTGGAGGGCGCGACGCTCGAGGAACTTGTGCCTACGATCGAACATATTCGAAAAGAGTCGAAGGATATGATTATTCGGGCCGATCTGGAAGGTGCCGGAATCATAAATATCGATCGTTTCAAGTCGATCGTCAAGATTGTCTCGGAGGTGGTCGAGTACACGAAGGATGACAATTTGCTCCGACAGATCCAGTTTGTCGGGACCGGAGTAGTCTTTCAATTTCTGTACCGTCCGTTCAGTCTGGCACTCCCCAAGTACTTTCGCGATATGGTGGTGTTTTTATAGTCTATCGAAACACTAATGGACTGGTTGCTTTTCAGGCCCGATCCGGAGGCCAAGCTTCTCCACGTGGACATTCTGGTCGGGCGTCTTATCGAACTTCAGCCCTCCACGATCGAAGCGACCGACGAGTTCTGTCAGGCCCTTTATCCAGTTCTGGATTCGATACAGGAATTGTGTCTGGCTCAGGGGTTCCGACAGGTGTGCACGGCGGATCTCTCGGACGTTCGGGTCCGAAACATCTGGCCTCTGACCATGATGCGCATCATCTGGAATGTTTATGACCATACGAAGAATTGTATTTTACTTCAAAATTGCCAGGCGTCCGGGGGTGGGAAGTTTTTCAACACCCTGGTCGAGGCCGTCCGGGGGTTCCTGCCACCCTTCATGCGGGGAATGATCACGTTAATTCCAGATGAAAATTATACAGACTCTCCAGTAGATGAAGATTGATCATATATACTGTATAAATCTTGAAAGATCAGTGGCGCGCCGGGAAAAAATCGGGAAGGAATTCGAGAAAGAAGAACTCGATGTGGAATTCTTCAAGGGCTGCGACGGAAAGGCCATCGGGAAAAGCGGCGCCTTTGGCTGCGCCCAGAGTCACATCAATATATGGAAAGACGTTGTCGCGAAAGGATACGAGAATGTGCTCATATTTGAAGATGACGTATGGCTCGAAAAAGACTTTAAAAAATATCTGGAAATTCTCGAACCTCCCGAGAAGTGGGATATTTTATACCTTGGCTCGTCTCTCCCAATTTTAGAACAAAAAACAGAAGGCCATTTTACCAAGTGCAGAGCGGTCGGTCTGTTTGGGTACATAATAAATCAGACGACTGCACGTAAACTTGCCTATATTGACCCATCAGATCTACAATATGATATAGATGTACACATGATGGATTATCCCCTGAAAACGTGGATGTGTAATAAAAACTTGGTATCGACTTTATTTCCGACTCCGTCGACGAGTGAGATCGGAATGCGGCTCGCGACAACATTGAATTTTTATATACACATCTTCAGGTACTTCAATGGGTTAGAAGCTTTGTTTGTTATTTTGATTTTGATACTTATTCGAAGATTGTTCGGCGGACAAGGAAGAGGAAGATGAGGAAGGCGGCGATGAGTCCCCAGCGGTTCATGAAAACTTGCCAGTCCATCGTTCGGGTGGTCAACAGACCCCCAATTTGGGACGTGTGTTTTTGACTCTGCCGGGCGATGGGTTCACGTGCATGGAAATACTGAACAGGGCACTGTGTTATAAGACTATCGACCTGGACTTTCAGGAGCGTCGAGTCCCACATGGCCCACTGCCTGGCACACTTGTGTCTGATAAGGTACGCGCTTGCCCCCAGAGAGAGGCCTTTCATAAGTCGACTAGAAAACTGCTTGACATCTACAGTATAAAATCCATTAGGATCTAGATTCACATAATCCCAATCTTCTGGGAGCTCGCCCATGATCTCGAGGAGTTTCTTCTGAAACTCTGGGGCAAGTGAAATGTCATCCTCAAAGATCAGGGCCATCTCATGGCCCTTCTCGACCATGTCCCTCCAGATCCGAATGTGGCTATCCGCACAGCCCCATTCAGTTTTGGTGATCAAGAGACCCTCGGGAGCCTCGGCCTTCCCGTCCGTCGCACGGAAGAATGTGACGTCGAGACCCTCGCGCTCAAACTCGGCCCGGGCTGACTCACGCCGTTCTGGATTCCGTTCAAGATTTATGCAATAGGCCTGCATCCTGCTAGATGCACATAAAAAAGTAAAACCCTGTTATGTCAAGAAATGACGGACCTCCTTGTATTCTACCCAAAGGGTCGCCACCTGTACATCGAGTTCCTGGGGGCCAAGTACATTGAGAGGCAACCAAAGACACCCGAGGAGACTGCCAATTTTATGATCGAGGTCCGACCCCTCATCCAGCAACTCGACGACTATGTCCTCAAGCACGGCCTCAAGGAGATTATCGAACTGAACCTCAAGGGCGTCCCAATTTCAAAACTAAATTCAGAGACGGCCCTGCACCTCATGCATCTCATGACTGAGATCAGGCCCGACAAGGGAATTCTGGAAAAGATTAAGATCACCAACACGAATCCCGTGTTTTCCATGATTTACAAGGGGATCAAGGGGAGACTGCCAGAGAGAGTCAGCAGTATCGTGGAGATCGCTTCGGACTCCAAATTTTTTTAGTGCGTTAAATTTAAAATGACGAGTAATGTCATAATGCGGTGGCATCAAGACGAGGATGAGTTCTTGATAAAGCTCGAGCAGCAATGCAATACCTATTACGAGCACCATAATAAAGACCACATGTATTATCAAAAACTATCGAGCAAGTTCAATGTTCCGATTCTGGTCGTATCGGCCATCAACGCACTGACGGCCGTCGGTCTCAACTCTTTCGTCCACCAAGAGTACGTGTCGGTCCTGAACGCGATCCTCTCGGCCGGGACGGGCGTCCTTGGATCGATCCAATTATATCTCAAAATTAACGAGAAGATGACCAACTCCATAAGGGCCTCGATCCTCATGAAGCGTCTGGCCCTCAAGATTGCCAAGGAACTCAGTATCGCACCAGATCACCGCGTCACGGACGGGCAGGCTTTCATGAATGATTGCTTCGCGGAATTTAATACGGCTCTCGAACAGGGAAACCCTATTGAAGAGTCGTTAGTGAACCATATGGCCTTTACGCCACTTCCTAAGAAGGAGAAGTTTTCGTTTATGACCGCAATGACTGGTAGTCCGCGGAGGAGTTCGACCGACGACCTTAGTGTGCGCGAAAGCCCGACACGTCCGGTGGACTCTCGCGCCAAAATGCTTTGGAGTCTCGCTGGAAGAGGTCAAAGAGACGGGAATTTTCGTTCCGAATTGCTTCCTCCTTCTCGTCTGAGTGGATCAAGCCAGGGGGGCACTCCTCCAGAAGAACGGGA